CAAAAGCACCCGCGGTAGATGTGCCAACTAACAGCCGCCCGCTGCTATCAACCGTCGCCCGAGTCGTGCCGCCCGTGACAAGGTTGACCGTATCAGTGCCGAAACTGATGCCGGTGTTCGTGTCAGTGCCCTGAAGCGCAGGCGTCCCAGCAGAGCCGTTGACCCCTGAAACTCCGTTGTCGCCGTCGAGAGTTAGTGCCATGGCTCAAACAATAGTCCAGGTGGAACCGGAAGGAATAGTGACCGTGACTCCTGAGTTAATCGTAATCGGACCAGCCGACATCGCATTAGTCGATGCGGTAATCGTGTAGTCCGAAGTTACGGTCTGCCCGTTTTCGTAAAACACGGCGTCAGATCCACCGCCTGATGCGCCACCGCCACCACCAATCGCGCCCCAAGCGCTGCCGTCATACCCTTCAAATGTGGTGTCGTCCGTGTTGAAACGGATCATGCCCGCACTTGGAGTGCCGGGGCGTTCGGCAGCAGTACCAGACGCCACATCAATGGCGCCCGTGCCAGTCATGCTGATATTGCCAGCAGACGTGACCGTGCCGGTAAAGCTCGGGGATGCCAGCGTTGCCAACCCAAGGTTGGTGTCAGCCAGCGTTCCAACGACCACCCACGCCGAGTTAGCCGCGTTGCGCAGCTTCAACTGACCGTTTGTTGTGTCCGCCCACCACTGGAAGGCGTAAGTCGTTGCCGGCTCAGTGGTATCGCTGTTATTGCTAACGATTGCCGCAAGGGCATTGTTCAAATCTGAACGGACTGCCGCGCCCGTTCCATTAGCAATCACATAGTCGTGGGTTGCCAAGGCGCTGCCCTATGTGCTCAATGTCAGCACTTTAGCCGACTCGTCCATACCCAGTTGCACTCCAGTTGAAGTTACGGGAGATGCTGGCGTCGCTGGAATTTTTGAAGTGGACGGTGAAGCCAGAGCCGCTAACGCCGCTGACCTCGAAGTAATCACCGCTCTGCATGTTCTGCGCCGTAATGCCAATCGTCGGCAAGGTGCTATCCACGCCACCCAACAGGGAAGTGCCGGTGAAGAAATTGTTGGCGAAGCTGACTGCTGTTGCCCCAGCAGAACTGGTCACGGTCGTTGTGCTTTGATCCGTGCGGCGTTGGAACGTTGCCCGGTATCCCAGCTCGTCGATCAGGATGTTTTGGTCAGCGTCGGTTGACTGGAGCTGAGCGCGGAACTGGAATGCCCGTCCCCTAAACGTGCCGTTGACGAAGTTCTGCCAATCGCCCCAAGTAGGCGTGCCGGCGGGATCGTCGTTGGTGCGGCGCAGTTGCAGGGTTGCGTTCACCGAATCCACAACGTCGCCATCGAAGCTGTCCCAGTCATCGACGTTTTCGGTGCGATTGTCCAGCAGGTCAGCCGGGTAGAAACCGCGAGTGACGAAGCGCCGCTGTAGGTCAACCGAGTAAATCGCCTCAAGATCCAGCGTGTCGTCAAACTCGTAAGTCGCGCTGTTCAGGACATCGCCAAGGAAATCGAAGTTGGGCAGGTCGTCAAAATCATCCTCGTCGTCAATGTCGGCGTCGCCATCAATCGCCAAGGCGTCGTACTCATCGCTATAGAAGCAATCAGTTTTTGTGCCTTGGAACGGGGGAACGTCTTGGTCCTCCCGGCGGTTGTTGATAAGAAACTCGCCCAGGGCATCGGGGAAGTCGATGATGACGCTGGTGGCGTTAGTGCTCTGGCGTCCGCCGTCATCCTCAAACTTGACCAGGACTTCACCTTCAACCGCTGGGATCGTTGCTTCGGTGGAGTTGCCGGCAATCGCCTCGATCAGGTCAACCGAATTACTCCAGGTGCCCGTGCCATCCGTCAGGCTGCTGTGGCGGATATAAACCTTGCCGCCAGCCACCACGTCCACATCAGTGGAAACGTCCCAGCGCAGTCGCCCGGTATTGGCGTTAATCCGCTCGAATGACAGGTTCTGAACGTCGCCGGGAACAGCGGTTTTGCCAATCGCGGTGAAAGTGAACTCCGTGAAGTCGGTCGATTGGCGACCCAGTGAGTTAATCGAGTAGATCTCAAAGACGTAATCACCGGCGCGGGTGTCCAGGATTTCAACGTCCGGTCTACCCGCAACAACTTCCTGCCAGTTGTCGTTATCAGCCCTATAGCGAACCTTGTACTGCGGAACGCCTTTAATCGATTGCCAGCTCAAGATGATCTTGACTTTTGCCTTGTCGTTTTGGGTGTAAAACTTCTCGCTTGCTTTTGGTGAATCTGGCGGGCTTGGGATCAGGTTGAGATTGCTGATCGTGCGGGTTTGGAGCTGGAAGCCCCGTTCCACATAGTCGTACTTGCTGGAGTTGTACTTCAGTCCGGTGATTTCATAGAGATGCCCTTCCTTTTCCTTGACGGTCAGGATGCGATATTGCTGGCTCTGAACTGAGTCGGTTTGCAGGATCCAGATACTGTTTGCGTTCGGGGCGCTGCTGAAGTCAGATGCAACAGTGATTGCCGTGCCGCTGCGGCTAGAGATTGAGCGGGTTTCCATTGACCCGTCAGACAACAGCACCGATAACGTGCCCGTGTTTGTAGGCAAACCTTCCGCATCATCAACTGTGATGACCTGAGCGGTGGCGCTGCTGATCCTGCCGCCGTAACGAACGCCAGCACGGACGGGATCCTGTACGTCAACAACCGCGCCAGGGCGAATCAATGCGCCAGCATCAATCGAGGCGGTGAAGCTGATAACTTCTGTTTCCTGCTGTTCGCTAAACAGAATCCATTGCCCCAGCCGGTTGGCTTGACCGCGTGAAGTGCAGGCAAAGGCGCGAATCTGGGTCGTAACCACGCCGTATTTGCCGATGGCATCCCGGTCTTCGACAACTTCGTAATTCAGCTCACGGGTTTCAAGGTCCAGGTATGCAACGACTGCGACCGTGTGGCGGGTCTTCAGGTCAGAGCCCGCATAGCTGAAGCCAGGCTCCAGCACGTTGGAGCGGTTGAACAAATAGCTCGAATCAGTTGGCTTGTCTTGCGTAATCGTTAGCGATCCAGTGGACCAATACGGCTGACAACGCATGACCGAGCAAAGGTCATTGATCAGCTTGTATGCCTCGTATTGGTTTTGAATCAGCGCGTTGCACTGGAAGCGTGGTTCTGTTCCACCGAAGCCATCATCGACAAGCCCGTTGCAATACTGACTTGCGGAATAGAACGCAAACTTGTCAAGCTGCCCCTCAACAATGTGATCCCCAAAGCCGTAGCGCTTGCTAATCAGCAAGTCATACAAAATCCACGCGGGATCTTTGCACCATTGGGCAGCGCCAAACGTCCCAGTCCATGTGCCGCTGTAGGTAACCCTGCCGGTATCAGAATCGACGGTGGCGTTATCGGGCAGCTTGACTTTGATGCCACGGATTCGGTAAGACCGCGCCGGGATGGAGTTGAACTGGTCTGCTGAAAAGCGGATTGCAGCAAGCGCACTGTTGGGGTAGCGCAACTTTTCGTAGATCAGCTCGGTATAAGCGACAAAGAAAGTTGGGCTAACGTTTTGGTCGGTGCTGTCATCTGAAACCCGGACGACACGAATATCGACGGGGAATGCTCCATCCAGTGTGATCAGGTAATCCCGTTCGTATTTATCTGCCGTGCGACCGCTGATCGTGTCAGTCTTGACGGTGGTGAAGCCGCCGCCGTTGTACTGAACTTGGAACGACATTTCGACGCTCGTGCCAAGAACGTCACCTTCAGGTGTGCCGCGCTCCAAGCGGGAAATTGCCAAGCTGATGCGGACTGCATCAACGTTTGTGTCAGTAATCTGCCGGGTAACTGGAGTGTCTTTTTTGACCTCGGTGTTGACTGATTTGATGTCCTCAACCGCGCCAAAGCCGTCGATATAGCTCTGGGCGTTGGTGCCGTAGCGAGCTTTAACCGTGACGCCCTTAAAGTTGTAATCCGAATCCGTGAGATTGGTTACGTCTGCCCCAGAGCGCAGAACAGGCGTGTCGGTCAGATAAACATCTTTCAGCAGCGCCAAGTTGTAATTGGTGGTGCCGCGTGTGTAGGCACGGGCAGAAGGGAAGCCTTCAATCTCGCCTTCGCTCAGTAGGTCGAGCAGGTTGGCGTGGGCTGTAGACGCCAGGTTGTCGCTTTCACGGGTTGGCGTCCGGGTTGCAGGTGGTGCGGACTGCTGGACAACAACGGTTTGCTGAACGACCGTTTGACCACCGCCACCTCCGCCGCCGCCACCGCCGGCACCAATGATCTGCTTGGTTTCTTTCTCAGCCATGATCAGATCGTGTCAACGTCGATGCCGGCAGAAATCACCACCGAGCCAATGATGGTTTCGCCGTAGACCACAGGGACCGGAACGCCCTGTTTGCTGGTGTTCTGAATCCCACTGAAGCTATAAGACTCCTGCGGGTCAAACTCCGTTCCTTCAGTAGATGTTTGCCGCCGTCCCGTTCCACCGACACCGCCCAAAGGACCGATAGTGCCCATTTGTGGTGTTGGACTGATTAGCTGAGAAACGCCGCCCAAGATCAAGGCAACGCCGACAGCACCAACAGCAGTGGCAAAGCCTCCTCCCACTAAGCCCAAACTAAGCGCAGCGCCAGCTCCAGTAGTTCCGCCAAGACCTGCGCCCAAGCCCAGGAAGCCGCCTGCAGCGGGACCGATAATGATTGCGGCTGCGACTAGCGCAACACCAGCCAAAATCTTGCCGACGCCACCGCCAGCACCGCCCAGAACCGGAACGATCTGTATTCGCTGAGATGCAGGATTGTTAATCTCTTCCAGTTCTGATTCGCAGTTATCAACGATCACTTTGTAATGCTGGTCAGCCATGTGCTGTTCCAGCCCTGGGAAATTAGCTAGCAGCATTCGGATTGCTTCGCCAGCACTATTTATCTCAGCTAAAAACCGCCGCTGACCTACAAACTTTGCGAGAGCTCCGTATAGCTTGACTTCACGCACCATACCGAAGCACCCTGCCAGTGCATTTTAGAAGCCACTCGCCCAATAAATCACGGCTGGACA